CGACCTGCCGGACACGACGGACGGGCGGGACCTCGCGACGCTGATCGAGCGCGGCGACATCTCGGGCATGTCGTTCGGCTTCATCGTGACGAAGCAGACTTGGGATGAGACGGGCGCCGCGCCGGTGCGGCTGATCGAGGCGGTGGACCTGCGCGAAGTCAGCGTGGTCGCGTTCCCCGCCTATGACGACACGAGCATCGCGATGCGCTCGCTCGACGAAGCGCGGAAAGAGACCCGCAAGTATCGCAATCAGTCGGGGTATTCGTGGCGCAAGGCCCGCTCCGATCAGGCCTTCCGGGGCATCAAGACCTAACCATTCCGGGCGCTGCCCGAGGCTTTGCCGAGCTTTACCGGCTGACCCTCATCTACGGAACAATCCAATGAGCACTGAGCTTCACGAGAAGCGCGGGCGCCTGGTCACGCAGGCCCGCGAAGCCCTTGACGAGATCAAGAGCAACACCGACGAATCCCGCGCCGCCGAACTCGAAAGCCGCCATGACGCGATCATGGCCGACTTCGACAAGGTCGAAAAGAACATCGAGCGCGAAGAGCGTCAGGCCGCCATCGAGGCCCGCGCCGAAGAACTGCGCGCCAAGAAGCGCCCGATCCCGCAGGACGGCGAGGAGCGAGCCGCGACCCAGGGCGATGCGCCGGAATATCGCGGCGTGTTCTACAAGATGCTCGCCAACGGCGGCGACATCGGCGAACTGAGCGGCGAGGAGCGTCAGATCCTTCGGGCTGGCGTGCAGCGTCCCGAGTTCCGCGCCCAGACCGCCGGCACGACCACCGCCGGCGGCTACACCGTCCCGACGACCCTGGCGAACTTCATCGTCAAGTCGATGGCCGCCTGGGGGCCGATGTACGACGACGCGATCTGCACGACCATCACCACGTCGGGCGGCGAGCAGATCAACATCCCGACCGTCGATGACACGACTGTCGCGGTCGTGAAGCACACGGAAGCCACCGCCCTGACCGACGACGGCGGGTCGGACGTGACGTTCGGGACCAAGGCCCTGAACGCCTACGTCTTCGACACCGAGTTCATCCGGTTCTCGATGGAACTGGCGGCCGACTCTTCGTTCAGCATCGAGCCGCTTCTCGGCGAACTGCTGGGCGAGCGTCTCGGGCGCCGGGCCAACACCGAACTGACCACCGGCGACGGCACCGGCGACCCCAACGGGATCGTGACGGCTTCGACGCTGGGCGTCACCGCGGCTTCCGCCACGACCTTCACTTTCGACGAACTGATGGACCTGCAGCACTCGGTCGATCCCGCGTATCGCGGCTCGCCGAAGGCGCGGTTCATGCTGAACGACACGACCCTGAAGATCGTCCGCAAGCTCAAGGGCGGCGACGGCCAGTATATCTGGCAGATGGGCAACGTGCAGACCGGCGCTCCCGGCTCGCTGCTGGGCTACGGCTACAGCGTCAACCAGGCCATGCCGGCGGCGACCGCGGGCCTCAAGTCCATCGTGTTCGGCGACTTCGGCAAGTATTACGTCCGCAAGGTCGGCTCGCCGATGATCGGCGTGATGCGCGAGCGGTTCTGGCCTGACCTCGGCATCGCCGGCCTGATCCGTTTCGACGGCGAGCTGGGCGACACCGCGGCGGTCAAGCACCTGATCCAAGCCTAAGGACCGGGGGCGGGTTAACGCCCGCCCTCAACCTTTCCAACATTCAAGGAGTAGGTCATGTCCTACAACACCGAGAACTATCAGGGGCAGGGCGGCGACGAGTGGGTCGTCGGCAGTGCCGGCCGCTTCTTCATGCGTGGCAAGGTGATGAAGGCGCAGGCTGCCCCGGCGGCGAAGACGGTCACGGCGGCGATCACGGCTGCGGAACTGGCCGGCGGGCTGATCACCACGACCGGCGTCACCGCGCCGTCCGTGCATCAGCTCCCGACCGGCACGCTGCTCGCCGCGCAGTTCCCGAACATCGCGGTCGGCGACGCCTTCGACTTCACGCTGATCAACACCGGGACCGGCGCCAGCGACGACGCCACGGTCACGGTCAACACCGGCGTCACCATCGTCGGCAACCCGACCGTGGGCAGTCTGACCGACGCGACGATCATCTCGGGTTCCGGCACGTTCCGGGCTCGCTACTCGGCGACCAACACCTTCGTCGTCTATCGGATCGCCTGATCCTATGCGTCTTCGCATGTTGACTTCGATCTCTGGTGACGGGTTCGCTCATCACATCGGCGACGAGGCGGAGTTCGATGACGCTGAAGCCGTTCGACTTGTCGCGGCCGGGGCGGCTGTCCCGGTCAGCGATGAGAGGGTCGAGCGAACGGTTCTGAAAGCGCCGGCCGAGCGTCGGCGCAAGGGGGCTTGATCATGTGGCGCCCGGTGATTGTCACGACCGCCGCGACCGGCGAGCCGATCGAGACTGAAGACGCCGTCGCGCACCTGAGCGCGCAGGGAGCCGGCGACAACGATCTGATCGCGTCGATGGTCGTCACGGCCCGGGCGATGGTGGAAAGCCGAACCGGCACGAAGCTGTTCACGCAGACCGTCACCCTGCGGACGGACGACTGGGAAGACCTGGCTCATCTTCCGGTGGCCCCGGTGCAGTCGATCACCTCGATCACCTACACCGACACGGACGGCGCCAGCCAAACCCTGTCAACCGCGGTCTATGAGGCGCGGCTCTACGGCCTGGAGCCGGCCATCGTCCTGAAATACAATCAGGTCTGGCCGACGATCCGGGTGGGCTCGCAGATCGTCATTGTGGCGGTGGTCGGCTACGGCGTGGCCGGGACCCAACCCCCGGAAACGCTGCACGCGATGCGGATGATCCTGGGCGACCTCTACGCCTTCCGCGAGACGGCGCAGGTCGGAGCGGTGGCGGGACAAATCCCAACCGCGGCGTCTGTAGACGCGCTGCTCGTCAATCACAAAATTCACCTGATCTGATGCGCGCCGCGCCTTTCCGGAAGGGTTTGCAACATGGCTGACTATGCCGCCTCGATCTTCGGGGCCAAGACCAAGACGTTCCGCGACGTCGGCGATGGGACGCTTGCCGAAGTGGTCGCCGCGGCTGGCATCACCAGCAACCCGTCCGCGACGTTCACCCGCCCTTCGGACACCACCGCCTATGCCTCCGGCGACCTTGTCGCTAACAGCACCACGGCGGGCTCGGTGGCGGCGATGACCTTCACCGTCGCCCGGGTGGCGGCGGGCAGCTTCATGCTGCGGCGCTGCAAGCTGGCAACGTCCAGCACCAGCGTCACGGCGGCCAGCTTCCGCCTGCACCTGTTCCGCACGGCGCCGGTGACGGTGACCAACGGCGACAACGGGGCGTTCAGCGTCTCGGGCGTGGCGGACTATATCGGGGCGTTCGACGTCACCGTGGACCGGGCGTTCACGGACGGCGCGGCGGGCTTTGGCGTGCCGGTCGTCGGCGGCGAAATGTCGGTCGATCTTGCCAGCGGAACAGCGATCTACGGTCTGCTGGAGGCCCGCGCGGCCTACACCCCGACCAGCGCCGGCACGTTCACGGTCACCCTCGACGATCTGCAGGACTAGCGCAGATGCCACGCGCTCGGCGATCGGCCCTGTTAGGCGGTGGCTTGTCGGCTTACGTCGATCTGAACTTCGCGGCGGGGAAGTTCAAGGCCGGCCCGGCCGCGTCTGGCGATCTGACGGCCCTCGCCGGGTTTGCCTTTACCCGAGCGTCAGCGGCGACCTTCTTCGGCTCCAACGGCCTTTTGCAAACGGCGGCCTCCGGTTCGCCGCGCTTTGCCTATGACCCGCTGACGCTTGTGGCTCTCGGGATCCTGGTGGAAGAGGCGCGGACCAACTTCGTCCTTCAGTCCAATGCGCCGACCGCTGGAACCGGAACGACTGTCACGGCTGCTGCGGCGGCCTCGCCCGATGGCACGACCAACGCCGTCCGGGTCGCCAAGACGGACGCCACGACCCCCCGCTATCTGAGCATGACCACCAGCATGACGGTGGCCGCGGCGACGTCCTACACCGTGAGCGTTTTCGCGAAATACGACGGCTTCGACACCACGATTTCGCTGGAATACAACAACGCGGCCAACTGGGGGGCGGTGAGCTGGCTCGCCAACTTCACCATTGCCAGCACCGGGGTGACGACCGGCTCTGTCGCCAACTGCACGTCCGCCGTCGTCAGTGTCGGCAACGGCTGGTATCGCTGCTCTGCCACGTTCACGACTGGCGGAACGGTCTCCACGCCAAGCAATCCGTTCATCCTGTCGCGGATCACTGGCGCGAGCGGCGTGTCTGCGCTGACGGCCTTCTATCAGCTTGAGGCTGGCCCGGCGGCATCCAGCTACATCGCCACCACGGCGTCGGCGGTCACGCGCCCGGCGGATGTGCCGACGCTGACGGCCGCGCTGGCCTATCCTCTAACGATAGTGACCGAGTTTCGGCGCAGCTGGGATGCCGGCGCGGAGCAGATTGTCGCCCAGGTCGACGCGGGCTCTGACGCGCAACGGTCCTACGCCTCGATTGATGGCTCCGACCTGTTCGCGGGGACCACCTCCGGCTCCGGCGCGTCCACGGTGGCGGGCGCGACGGCCGCGGGCACGTCCTACAAAGGCGCGGTTCGCATCGCCACGAACGACCTGCAGACGGCGCTCGGCGGCGTCCTCGGCACGGCTGACACTTCGGCGACGAACCCAACTGACCCGACGCGAATTGTGATCGGCGGGGCCAACGCGGCGGGCAGTCCGCTCAACGGCACAATCTCCCGCATTCGCATCTACAACCGCGCCCTGACCGACGGCCAGCTGCGAAGCATCACGGCATGAGGCGGACCCTGTAGATGCGCGCTGGCTCCCTCGACCGCTGGCTGATCTTGCAGCGCCGCACGGTAGAGACTGACGCGCTTGGCGAGGAGGTTGAAACCTTCATCGACCTCGCCACGGTGCGCGCGAGTAAGACCGACATCAGCGACGCCGAGAAGGTGCGCGCTCAACAGGTCGGCGCGGAGATCACCACGCGGTTTCAAATCCGCTGGTCTGTGAACTGGTCCGACCTGAACCCGAAGGACCGGGTGACCTGCGAGTCCCGAGAATACGAAGTGGTCGGGGTCAAGGAAATCGGCCGCCGCGAAGGCATCGAGATCACCGCCTGTGCGCGGGCTGATCAGACCAACCTCTACAGATGACAGGCATCGCCATGAAGATTGAGATGACCGCCGACCTGATCGGCGCAGAAAGCCGCCTGCTCGTCGGCGACATTGTCGAGATGGAGAAGGGCCGGGCGGTCTCGTTTATCCAGGGGGGCTACGCAAAAGCCATCGCCGGGCCGGAGCCGATCATCGACGAGCGGCCCACGCAGAACAGCGTCGAGGCCGAGCTGACGGCGCTGGGCGTCTACTTCCTGCGCGGCGCTGACCTCGGCTCGCTGATCGCCCTGCTGGGCCGTTCCAAAGCCGCCGCCAAGCCGGACCCGCTCGAGCACGACCGCGACGGCCGCAAGGGCGGGAGCCGC